TGAGAAATGATGCAAGTGGTACAGGACTTTATAACCAAGCAACTGGTCAACATTGGTATTCGGATGATGATGATTATTGGAACATTGGTGGTGGTGGTTCTGCAAATGGTATTAGATTTAGAGACCAACATGCAGGTACTATTCGAGGATATGTTTATTCAACTAGTTCAAACGAAATTGGTTTCTTAGACCAAGGTGGAAGTTGGGCAATTAGACATAGTAATGATAATGGTACTTATTTCTATACTGATAATAGTGCATTAGAATTCAGAGTAGGTAGAGATGCAGTAACCGGTAACTATGGTACTGTTCAAACTTCAACTACAAGAGCTGGTTGGGGTGGATACTCAATTAATGGACATTGGGTGTTTATGCATGACCATTCTAATGCAGCTGGTCTTTATAATGACATCGAAAATGAGTGGGCTTTCTATATGTTGAGAAACTCTTATACAGAGATGATGTACAATGGAACTTGGGAATTAGCAACTCGTAGTGGATATGGTCTAGCTAGAGGTTCAATGAGAGCACCAGTTTTCTATGATTCAAATGATACTGGATATTATTTAGACCCTAATTCTACATCAAGTGCATATGGAAGTAGACAAAGAACTGGAACATTATATGGCCCTAACTTATCTTGGGGAGCTTATTTAGCAGTTGGTACAAATGGCCATTACAGCGGTTCATACGCATCAGTTGCTGCAACAAATGGTAACTTACATTTAGATGCAAGGGCTGGATATTCTACATATATTAACTGGTATGTAGGTGGAACAACTTACGTTAACGGCTCACTACAAGCTGACATTTTTTATGATAGAAACAATACTAGCTACTATGCTAACATGGCTTCTACTTCGTACATGAATGATTTGCGAGTAAACATTTTATATGATAGAGAAAACACCGGATACTATTTTGGTAGTAGTACAGGTGATACAAGGGTACGTACCCTTTATGTTCTTGGAAGACAGTATTATGATAATTATTTATGTTCTACCAATCAAGGTGGAATGATGGGTGATTATAATCGTACTGGTACTAGAGCAAAAGTTATTTGGACAATTGGAGAATCATGGCCAATTGGTAATATGTACGGACTTGCATACGAGTACAATGGTTCATATGGACATCACCTTGCACTAAAAAATAATGGTAGTACATATCATAGAATTTCATTCTCATCTCAAGGTGCTAACTTTAGTGGTATTGTATATGCCAATTCATCATCTCGTTCTCCAATTTTCTACGATAATAATAATACTGGTTATTATTTTGATGGTGCATCTATCAACTCAACTCGAATGGAGGGTGTAAGTAATAGAACTAAAGCACATATGATGCTTTCAGGTCAGACAAGGTCTTCTGCTGAATATTATGGTGCAAGACCTCGTATTACTGGAGATACTAACTATTGGACTGGTGCAGTAGGTTGGGGCCGTCAAGATTTTAACACTGTTGCTAACTGGGGTTCTGGATTTTTTGATACTTGGAGTAATCCAGGTAGTCAACCATCGGGTACATCACATTGGGTAGGTGTTCAAGCTTATCACTATACAAATGGTGGTTCTAGATATGGATGGCAAATGTGTGGTGGTCCAATTACTAACTTGAGATTCCGTTCAACTTGGGGTGGTTTCAGAAGTTGGAGAACTATTCCTATACTTGATGAGAATAGTGGTAGTGGTGGTTCTATGTATGCTGCTAGATACTATGATTCAAATTCTACTACTTGGTATGTAGACCCTGCAAGTACATCACAATTTTCTGCTGCTAGATTCCATAGTTGGATACAAACTGGTACGGCTGGTAATACATCAAACCTTGGTGTTAATTTAGGTACAAGTCACGATATAACGATGACCAATGCGGTTTACTCAAGTAATTCGTATATCCGATGGGAAAACTATAATGCAGGAGGTGAACAATCACTAAGAATAAGTGCTAGTGCATATGACACATCCGGTTGGTCTCTAGCTCTAGTTATAAATAATAGACCATGGTGGAGAGGTCATGTTGGTATCCTAAGAACACCTCAATATCCACTTGATGTATCTGGTAGAGCAAGACTTACTGGTGGTTACACAACTTCAGATAGAAGACTAAAAGAGAATATCCGAGACAATGATTTAGGATTAACTGAATTACTTCAATTAAGAACTAGACGATTTGATTGGATAACTGGTGTGGAATTAATGGGTAGAACATTACATCCAGAAAAAGGTTTACTTGATAATAGAGGGTTTATTGCACAAGAAGTTGAGGCAGTTTCTTCTGCATTAGTAGAAACTAATGATGAACACGAGGATGCTGACGGGGTAAAAAGTATAGATGATGGTGCTTTAACTGCAATGCTTGTAAAGGCAATACAAGAACAACAAGTTATTATAGATGACCTTAAGGCAAGACTTGAAATTTTAGAAGGTTAGTAAAAAATATATTTATGTTTAAATAAATTTGGTTATATTTATAGGTGTTAGTTTTCCGTTTGGGGAACTACCTATATACTTATATATATAAAAGACAATAAAAATGGCAGTAACTTATTCATGGTCGATAACCCAAATGACTAAAAAAACAGTAGGGGAAGTTGAAAATGTAGTATTACATTCAAGATGGGAACTTATAGGAACTGATGATTCAACTGGTACTCAAGGTAGATTTATTGGAGCAACTCCAATTGATTTTAACACTGGTTCAGTTGACGAATTCGTCGCTTTCGGAGATTTAACCCAAGAATTGGTAATTGGTTGGGTTTCCGCATCGGTAACACATCCAACAGCTGGATACTGGGACCATATTTCGGGAAAAATTGCAAAAGAAATAGATGACATAGATGATGCATCAGAAGAAGTTGGAGATGAAAATCTTCCATGGTCAACTGGCTCGGTAACACCAACACCGGCAGCCCCTTAATATAAAGACTAGTAAAATAATTTATAAATTAGTTTTGTACACTAATTAATGGTTTCAACGTTTTAGTTATATTTATATTTGTAATAACTAAATTGTTTATTTAATAAACGAAGATAATATGGCAGAAAGAATTGTATCACCTGGAGTATTTACGAGAGAAAACGACCTTTCGTTCTTAGCACAAGGGGTTGGAGAAATAGGAGCAGCGTTCATCGGACCTTTCAAACAAGGTACGGCGTTTGTTCCGACAGTAGTTCGAACTCAGAGTGAGTTTGAAGATAAATTTGGTACACCGGATGGTACTTACTATACAGAGTATGCAGTGCAGAACTATTTAAGGGAAGCAGGAAGTGCAACTATTGTTAGAGTAGCAGGTGTAGATGGTTATAGTCAAATTGCACCTATTGGGATTGCAACAACTGGTTCAGCTGGATTAAAAATAATTTCAACACTTCACTCAACACATGGTGGTGATGAAGAAGTTGGATTTACTGGGTTCAGTATATCAGATGGAAGTGCAACTGGTTCATTCGTTGTTAGTGGTAGTGGTATTGGAGAAATATCTTCATCTTTATCATCAACTGATAATAATGATGTAACTGATGTATTTGGTTCTAATCCAAGAGGTTCGAAAGATGCATATGTTTATTCTTACTTTAAGAATGCATATGATGGTATAACTGATAAGAATGTAATTCAAGCAGTTGTATTACCGACTCAAAACTTTACTTACGATGCTAGTACGGCAGTAACACCATATGTAAAATCACAATTAATCTCCGGTGAAAGATATGACCTATTTAAGTTCTATACTTTAGGACATGGTAATGGTGAAAATAAAAGATTTAAGATTTCTATATCTGGTGTTAAGGCAGCAGGTGAAGATGGAGGAACTGATTACTCAGTATTTAGTGTAACTGTTCGTTCTTATAATGATACTGATAAAAGAAAAGTAGTATTAGAATCTTTCAATAATGTAAACTTAGACCCTGCTTCTGCAAATTATATTGCAAGAGTAATTGGTGATAGATGGAGTACTATTGATTCAAATGGTAAAATTACTGAAAATGGTGATTGGATAAACAACTCTAAGTATATTAGAGTAAAAGTAGGAGAGCAAGGTTCATACCCTGTATCTGCTGCACCATTCGGACATGGAGCTTATTCCAATCCAATTAAAGCAACTATTGAAACTCAGATTCCTGAAGCTATATTCCAAACTGCGTCAATTGCCAACACAACAGGCAATCCACAATTTTATGCTGGATTTGATTTCGAATCAGTTGGTATAAAAGATGATAACGCTAACTATATGAATCCTCTACCTGAAAGTGTAGGAGTTGGTTCTAACTTAGTATTTGGATTTGATGGAAATGTAAGTGGTATCGGTTTAACATTAGAAATGACTGGTTCAAATTCCGCAGACATGATTAAGAGACAATTCACTGTTGGTTTCCAAGGTGGATTTGATGGAATGAGTCCTAATAGAGAAATTGCATTAGGTTCTTCTATTTCAACTGGAAACTCACAAGGATTTGATTTAACTGATTCAACTAAGTTTGGTTCTAAAGCATATGCAAAAGCTGTAAATGCAGTTTCAAATGCAGATGAGTATGATATTAACATGGTAGTAACTCCTGGTATTGTAAGAAGATTACACCCTGCTGTTACAACCGATGTATTAGATATGGTTGAGGCTAGACAAGATTGTTTCTATATTTCTGATTTAACTGGAGTAAATGATACAATAACACAAGTAACTACTCAGGCTAATGCAATTGATTCAAACTACATAGGTTCTTACTACCCTTGGGTTAAGACAGTAGACTCTAATACAAATAAACTAATCTCAGTACCACCTTCAGTATTGCTACCAGCAGTATACGCAGCAAATGATGCTATCGCAGCAGAATGGTTTGCTCCTGCAGGTCTTAATAGAGGAGGTATTATCGGAGCAGTTAGTGTATTGAATAGATTAACACACTCTGAAAGAGATACTTTATATGAAAACAAAGTAAACCCAATTGCTTCTTTCCCTGGACAAGGTATAGTTGCATTTGGACAAAAGACTTTACAAGATAAAGCTTCGGCATTAGATAGAATTAATGTTAGAAGATTATTAATAAATGTTAAGAAGTTTGTTGCATCTACATCTAGATTTTTAGTATTTGAACAAAATACTGCTCAGACAAGAGGTAGATTCATTAATACTGTACAACCTTATTTAGAAGGTATACAACAAAGACAAGGTTTATATGCATTTAAAGTAGTTATGGATGAATCTAACAACGGACCTGATGTTGTTGATAGAAACATACTCGCAGGACAAATATTCCTACAACCGGCAAAGACAGCTGAATTCATAGTAATTGATTTCAATATCTTGCCAACTGGAGCATCTTTCTCGGCATAAAACAAAAAAATGAATAACTAATATTTATTAGTAGAAAAAAAGAAATAAAAAAATGGCAGAAGTATTAGAATTTAACGAAATGATGTTCACCAACTTCGAACCGAAGATGAAGAACAGGTATATAATGGAGATTGATGGAATTCAATCATACCTTATAAAGACCGCAAGTAGACCGTCAATTAACTTCGAACCTATAAAACTAGACCACATCAACACTTATAGAAAACTACAAGGTAAAGGCGAATGGCAAGACATTACAATAACAATGTATGACCCAATCGTTCCTTCTGGTGCTCAACAAGTGATGGAATGGGTACGTTTAGGATACGAATCTTTGACTGGTAGAAAAGGTTACGCCGATTTCTACAAAAAGGATATTGATTTTTATATGCTAGGGCCTGTTGGAGATAAAATCGAACAATGGAAGTTGAAAGGTGCATTTATTACAGCTGCAAACTTCAATGATTTGGATTTTTCATCTAATGACCCTGCTGACATTGAATTAACATTAGCATACGATTACGCTATCTTGGAATTTTAAGATATTATTCACTACTATCTATATTAAAAAAGGTTCTCTCATTGAGAACCTTTTTTATTTTATAACTTTTTCATTTCGATATACTTATATATACAACTAATAAAGGTTAAATTATGAGCGAAAAGCAATACGATTTTCCAACGGAAGTAATAGATTTACCATCAGAAGGTAAAGTTTATCCATTGGATAACCCACTATCATCGGGAAAAGTAACACTAAAGTATATGACTGCCAAGGAAGAGGATA